CTCCAAATGCATGACACCTTTTATAAAGCATTTGTGCAGAAAATGGAGTTGGACATGGTACATAGTTTATAGCCATTTTTACAATTTCCTTATTACTTAAACTTGCATCCAGATACTTCTGTACAAGTATGACAGTTTGGTATGCACAGTTCGTATACCGATGGGTAGATTTCCTTGATGGATTCTTTCAGCAGTCTAAATAAATCTCTTATTTCCTTCTGTGCTCTAAGGCACAGCCTTAGCTTGCAGATTTCAATGAAAGCTCTGGCATTCATGCTAAGTATAAAATTGGTAAGAGTGCAGTTGGGAAGTACGCATCTTGCATCTTCAGGCTTTATTCCTTCTTTCAGGAAATGTTCATAAGTCTGCTTTATCAAATTAAGCAGTCCAAAGTATGTCTTGCTTATTTCATCTTCCTTTTGAAAGCATTCAGGCACATACCATTCAGGACTGTCCATAGCTACATATCTCTGACTCTCTACAGAAAGGGAAATATGTCTATGCCTAGACAGCTGTGCCAGAAGAGCTCTGGAAACTCCTCTGACACTCCATGTCAATGGCAGATGTTCTACCAGAGAATAGTGACCGCTAGTTAAAGCCTTTTCTAGTCCAATGACTGAAGGAGTCTGTTTTCCAACGCAGTATGATGCTCCTAGCTGTGCAGCTTCTTCATTCTGATAGCTATATAGAAGTTTTACTTCCATTAGATCTTTTCTCCATGGCATTTTTATCATTATTTTCTTCTATTACTTCTTTCATCCATTTATTAGTAAGAGCAGTTAAAGTTTCGAGAAGGTTGGTTCCCATGGTTGCAACCTTCTCGTTATTAACTACAGCCGGAATTATATACATGGCTGCTAGAAGTTTCGTATCTGGCAAGAGAGTCTTCCCCGCAACCAAAAACATCAATATTAGCAAAGCGCATTTAGCACGCTTCCAAAATCCGTCTGGAATATCAGAAGTATCATGGCAACATTCGAGAACAGCTATTCCAACAACCCCTATGATTGCAACGGATGCAAATATTGAAAAAGCAAGCACTGCATGAATATTATCAAGAATGCCTATCAGATACACTTCTAAAGCAGTCATGTTTTCTCCTAGGCTACAGGAAGATCTACTACTAGATCGACATTATCCACTTCACCTACAGTCTCTTCGCCTTTCTTGCCAATCATGGTAAGATTGGTTTCATCAACTTCAGGCGAATTGGGATTAAGAGATTTCAGTTGGTCATTGAGAACCTTGACAAACTGGTCTTTTCCAAATCGAACTGATACTTGCATTTTAGCCTCCGTAAGTACGAATCATTTCATTCATCTTTCTCATGTAGCGTTCATAGGTAGACTTCTTAATACCCATCTTCTTACGAATCTGGGCTTCAGAAAGACCATCTGTCTTAGTATACTTGTACAGGGTCTTGTAGCGTCCAGTAAGATACCTAGGACAGTCACCATCTTCAGGAAGAAGATCAGATTCTTCTTCATTCTTTTCTTCTTCAGCACGAAGAAGATCAGCATCTCCAATAGTATCATATTCCCTAAGCTTCTTCAGCCTAATGGCTTCATTAGCCTTCTCCTCAAGAATAGCTACAGTCTTGTACTTCCTGCACCTTCCCTTGGAGAAGTTGTAGTCTTCTGGAATTGCTACAATGTCCCTAGGATCTACTTCCACTGCAATTACAGTCTCTCCACTAAAATGGTTGAGATAGCTGTAGGAACAAAAATGAAGTCCATTGGAGCATGTTCTAGTACGGTCAGTATCGAAGTTCTTTTCTTCAGTATACTGGCCTACTGCATGCTTAGTTACTCCATCATGGCAGGAAGTAAGATTCTTATTGACTTTCTTATAGGCAATAAGATTGCCATTCTTGGTAATCTCAAAATCACCTGCACTGCAAAACTCATAGAGTTCAGTAAGGCAGTTGATAAACTTGTTTTGAAGAACCTTTATGAGAAACGGCTTAATAGGCTCAATGTCTGCATTCTCTGAAATCATTCCACGCTTTACTAGAAGCTTAATGAAATTGGACAGTTCATTTCTGCTGACAATTTCCTTGCCATCTTCTGTAACTGGAACTCCATTCTTTATCTTGACAGTGCCAAGAATGATGAGTTTGGTACCTTCAAAATAGTTTCGTACAAAGGCTTCATCATCTTCGATTGCAGCCTTGTACACTTTCTGAAAATTGTCTTCGTCAGAAGAGATGGAATAAAGCTCTCCGTCAAGAACGATGGTAAGCATTCCGTCTGTCTTGATGTAAGTCATTTGACCTCCTACAGATGGTATTGGTTATTAAGGATGAATTCTGCAAGCCTGTACTGCTCTTCCGTACTTGGGAAGGTATAGCTTCTTCGCCTCATGGATAGATAGCCATAAAATTCATGGAGTCTAGGCAGAGCAATTTTGTTTTCATACTTGCAGATTTTTACGTTTGGACAGTTATCAAAAAAGGTTTTAATTAACTGAATTTCATGGGAATAATCCAAGGTATTGTTAGTTATCTTGGATACAATGGACATATAGGATTTATGCATACGATACAGCATAGTCTGCTTAAGTCTTCTTACAAGCTTAATAGGAAGCTTAATGTTTCTTGTTCTTCTTATATCCGTATTCTCAGTAAACAGACTGTCAATTATTTTAAGTTCTCCTAATTCCATTAATGAAGACTGCAAATAGAAATGCAGAGGCATTGCTCTTAAGTCTTCAATTACCTTGTTAAAGTCTATAGGCTTTAATCCAAGTTCTAGTGCCTGCTTATAGCCTCTAGACGACAATACAAGCACATGATGCATTCTGAAGTCTTCATCTATTCCTTGATTTTTAAGAGCCTTGTAAACTGCAACATCTCCATCCACAGTTTTTGTCTTATTATTAAACATGAAGCATATAGCACGCATGTCTGCTTCACTAGGAAGATCCTTCTTTAAGGTAACTCCAAGTATGCTCCATTTATTTAAATGCTCAGATAATGGATATTCTCTGAAATACGTAGGAACAGGATCATTGTAGCTAGTCATTTTCATGACTCCTACAAGAGTGTTTACTGGAGCAGAAGGAGCTTTCCTTTGCTTAGGAACAGCAGTTCCCTTGAACTTATTCAGAAATGTATGAATAGGCATTATCTGAATATCAAAGTTTAATTCAGGTATACTGTTATATGTCCATACAATATTCCTAAGATACTGTAGTGCATCTCTAGGAGTTATGTCAGATGGAACTACGGTATCATTAGTAAGCGTATAATAGCATACTGGATATTCATATATGCCTCCATGATTCTGCCAGTAATCATAGCTGAATCCCTTTACGCAGATGTTCAGTTCCTTGAAATCAGGATAGGTGGACATCTTTCGCTTTACTTTGCTCCAGTCAGGATCATTTTCCTTGCCAACTACAATTATCATTGGCTTGTCATCTCTGACTGAAGAATTGCTAATGGAGAAGGGATCCTTTACATAGCTTTTTATTTCAAATACTCCCGGTATATAGCCAGTATATGCTATCTGTGTCTTTGTCTCCTTGTAAGTTCTCTGAACTCCTATAGAGTTAGTATCCCTATAGTAGGTATATCCAGCTACATAGGATCTATATGGAAAGTACTTTTCTCTTAATGTCTTGGCTATTGGTTCAGAAAGATAAGAATTAAAGACAAAGAGAGAATGAGGTTCAAACTCTCCTAGAATATTAGCCATTACCTTCTGAATGGAGTTCTTAATTGTTCCAAAGTTTTTAGTATTCGATTCACATTCAGAGAGTGCTTCTCTTGAAGGCACTATTTCAAATGTACCAATAGGAACTTCAACTACTACAGTGAATCCAAATGTAGACAGATCATTTTTAAAAGAAAATATATTCATTCCCTGTTTAATATAGACATCTGCATTCCTATATGGATTCTCCTCCATTGCAAGCCTTACAGTACAGAAGCTGTCAGTATATTCCTTACAGAACTTTGCATGCTCAAACTCAATATTGGCATTTACAGCTTCTGCCAAGTCAGGCTGATACTTAACGTACTTGCAGAATTCATAGTAGAAATCCTTAGTTCCTTCAGGAACTGGAATAGTGACTTTAAGACCATTGTCTTCGTCAGTTTCCTTTTCAGCTAGTTTAGTAACTTTAGGATAGCCATTCATCTTAGCCATAAGATATTTTTTAACTATGCCATTCTGAAAGGATTCAACCATGAAACTATCTCCATATGCAAATGGAGACTTGGAACCTAGGCCATAGCAGCCAGTGAATTCATTGGAATCTCTTTTAGTTGACTGAAAGAAGGTAGTATAGAGATTGAATACTTCCTCTTCAGACAGTCCATTGCCATAGTCTCTGACAATGAACCTAGATTCCATCATGTCAGGAAAATGAACGTCTATCTTTTTAGTTTCAAGAGTTCCTGCTTCTGCCATTGCATCATAGGCATTGGATAGTATTTCCCTAACAATGGCTAAAGTCGTATTTGAATACAGCCTTGAAGACAGAATGTCGAAGGCTATAGGACTAGCTTCTATTCCAAAAGACTTGAAGGTATTCTGGAAATTGGATTCAGTGGCTGCAGTGGCCAGTAGCATTTTATTCTCCTTTTATGGTTCCCAGTGCAGAAAGCACTGTCTTGTAGGGAAGAGATCCTTGAGCTCTAATGAATTTCTGGTTCTTTAAGGACATTCCTTCTATTTTATTGTCTTCCACGAATTCTTCCCATGCATCACTAAGCATAGCTTTTACGAATGGAGAAATGTCATGAATGTCTTCAGGAATTCCCATCTTGGATATTACAGATACTGCTCTAGACTCTGTAATGTAGTCTTTAAAGAGGTTTCTCTGCTGTTCTAGTACAGCAAGTTCTTCTGGACTGCTGGCTTCAGGTTTCTTTCTCTTATAAGAAACCTTTTCCTTGAACTTCTCACTCTTGCATTTGAATACAAGCAGATCATTTCCTGCTACAGGATCTGCAGCTACAGGAAGTATTACAAATCCTTCTGCCATCGCTTCAGGATTTATTAGAGAATGAAATTCTGGAGACAAATTCATAGCACTTTCTAGTGAAGGAAAAGTATCTATGATAGGAACAAGAAATTCTCCTAAATCATGCTTGGTAAAGAAGTATGCTAGTTCTCCAAAAGAAAAATAGAATAAATTTCCATCTTTGGCAGTAAGCATTGAATAGAATCTAAAGTCTCCCTTAGTTTTATAGGAAATCCTGTTCATTACATCTTCACCAAAGTATTCGCCATAGATGACAAGCTGATCCAGATCTCCTTCCAGAACAGTTTCCTTGGCTGCATTCACTATCGGCTCTATTTGGGCCAAATGAAGATGAAGATCGAAGAAATTATCGCAAGGATTAAGAAGCTGATTTCTGGATGCATACCGTACCTCTTCTTTGTCTACTGCAATGGAGAAGTTTGCTCCATCTATCTTTTCAGTTGCAGTCCATCCATCTACTTTAGATGCTATTTCAAATAGTCTAGGATCCTTCTTTTCAAGATCCAGAAGAGAAGCAGTCTTAGGCCACTTATAGAATTTCATAGCTTGCTCCAATAAAAAAGCCTCCTTTCGGAGGCTATGAAATTTGGTGGGTCTAGAAGGAATCGAACCTTCGACCAACAGCTTAGAAGGCTGATGCTCTATCCAACTGAGCTATAGACCCATATGGTACAGGCAGAGGGATTTGAACCCTCACGGATTTCTCCTATGGATTTTGAGTCCACTGCGTATTCCATTCCGCCATGCCTGCATTGCAGTTCTAGTTATCTCCTCCACCTAGATGGAAGAAGAATGTAAATGCCAAGGCAAGCACTACTGGAGCAAGAATAAAGCAGCAGAATACTCCAGTTCCTGCTATGGCTGCAGCTATTAAAGTATCAATAATCTGATTCATGATGGCTCCTTCCAGTTCTTTCATTGAACTCGAATTCATCTTCCGGTTCTTCCATCATTTCCTCTTCGTCTTCTTCGTCATCGTCTCCGGGATATTTCCATTCAGTGCATGGAAAGGGAACTCCCTTTCCCCATGTACAGTCTCCATATGCATTTTCATATGGACATCCCATTCCGTAGCACATGACTTTTCTCCTTATGCTTCAAATCCTTCAACGTCTCTCATTAACTTATCATGCTTGTACTGGTATCTTGCTTCCTTTCTCATTTTGGCTAAATGCCTTGCCTCCTTCTGCTTTCGTTCTCGCCTATGCACTTTCTGCTTTAGCTGGAACTCCTCATCGTCATCGTCAATATCTTCACAGCAGTCGTAGCGGTAGTAGCGTGACATCTAGTCCTCCTTCAATTTAACGATTTCGCCTTCTTCATTAGTGTAGAAGACATTCTTTATTCCTATATAGTTCATCAGCTTTCTGCACATCTCGCATGGACATGCATTTCCAAGCCTTTCCTCAGCCCTGCTTATCTTTACGACAAGCATGGAACAGCCTTTCAGCTTCTTCCATTCTAAACCAAGTAATGCCGATTGTTCAGCATGTAAAGAGTTCTCATAGTTTTTATGCTTCAGGGAAGAGGAGCGTATCTGGTTCCAGCCAGTGGACAGAATCCTCTTTCCCTTGAAGACTACTGCTCCAAGTTTAACCCTGTAGGTGGATTTCCTAGCGGCTTCTACAGCCGCATGCAGTATGCCAGTAGAGAGTGCCATGGATATACTTTAATTTCGCATGAGAATGGCTTCTCCTGCATTTCTTTTAGTTCCATGGATGATTTATCCTGAAACTTCAGGAAATGCCTTAGAAAGCCTTCTAGAGGCCTAAATAGACGTTCGTATGCAAATGGATGCACAATGTCCATTCAAGCCTACCGAATTGATGCAGACTATTGAGTTGCTGGGAGCAGAAAGTACGGTAAGAGCAGTTTCCACTGCTCCGCATGCTCCCAGCATATGTCCTAGCGTCTGCTTCCAGATAAACAGCTTAGGAACTTCTTCACATTCAAACATCTTGCAGTGTCTCTTTACTGCCTCCATCTCTACATCGTCTCCCATTATAGTTCCTGTAGCATGCATTGAAATGGCAGAAGGAACAAAGTTGAAGCATGCAGTTCTCATGCATGCAAATATTTCATCTGGAGAAGATGCAGTTCTAGACATTCCTGTGTGCTCAGAGAAGCCTTCTATGATGCCATAAATGTTTCTGCCATGTTCTAGTGCATCATAGTAGCTTTCCAGTACAAGCAGTCCACAGCCTGAAGAGAGAACAGTTCCTGTTCTTTCTTTATCTAAGGGTCTGCATTCATACTTGGTAAGCAAATGCATCTTTCTAAAGAACTCAAGAGTATTGAGGTCTAGTGCATTAGCTCCTCCTACTACTGCCATGTCTGCATAGCCATGCCTAATAGCTTTAGTTCCTGCTATGATGTTGGAGAGGGAAGTGCAGCATACGGAAGATATGCCTTGTACTGTTCCTCTGAATCTGTTTGCAAGAGCTACAGTGTCTGCAACATTGGAATTGAAAGACTTGTAGAAGTCTGATGCACGTTCTAGTTCTTTTCCATGAGTGCTGATCTCTCCTATGTAGACATCAGTATTGGGAGCAAACCATAGAGCTTCCTTTTCCTTGATAGCATCTAGAGTATCTAGTGCCATCTTTGAAGAAGGAATGTTTCCACAGGAACCATACGGATAGGGATAGTCGTCATGCTTTCTATAGCATTTCATTCCTTTTTCTAGGAATTCCTTAGTGGATTCTAGAGAGCCAAGAGGAGTAGTTACTCCCATTCCAACGATAGCTACTGGAATATAGTGATTCATTTAGATAGCCTCCTATAGGGGATCTAGTATAGTGTCGCTATAGGGAAAATAGGGTTCAAAAAGAGATTTGTCATATAGGTTGACAGATTTTTTTACAGGATTATTTCTGAATAGAAAGCTGTACAAAAAATAAGGGAGAGACTCCGAAGAGTCCCTCCCTTTGTAGTTTTCCTGCTATTTCATAGCTGTGCCAAAGAACTGAGGCACTTCTTCCCTGTTAACGTCACGGATAGTCTTAGTGTTACCTATGCTGTCCATGAAGTTTCTAAGGATAGAGTGTCTGTTCTTGTATATCTCATAGAGCTTAGATGTATAGAGAATCCTGACTCTATGAGCATCGTTTGGATGAACGATAGCAGCATCATGATTGCATAGAATCCAGTTCATGTTAGCTCCTATGTAGTTCATCACCTGAGAATCAAGATTATGAACTAGCAGAGTGCAGTGGTATCTGACAAACTGCTTAACGTCCACTTCTCTTTCATGAACCATGTACGGCTTATAGTAGCCGTTAGTGGTTGTATATATCTTCACTTTCCTGCTCTCTTCAGAATCCTTGAACTTAGAGCAGTTTACAATGAATTCCTCGTTCCATATCTTCACTTTCCTAGTCTCTGCAGGAATGCACTTGAGAATGGTATCCTTGAAGAGATTAGGAGCAAAGAATCTTCCTCCTCTCTCGAAATCCTTTTCTATGTTCTCCTCATCTTCCTGAGTATACTCAAGATGGTGACGATCCCATAGATCTGCAGGAGAGGCAGAAGAGCCATATATTCTAGGAGTTACTGCAAACTTGACATATTTCCGAGGAAGATAGTCTACAGTCCAGTAGTCTTCCAGAACATACGGATTAATCAAGTTAGTTAAATTCATGAGGTTATGGTCGTTCATGAGAACACCCATGATCTGGACAGCAGATGCAGTGGCATCTACCTCGATAGGCACTGTCCAATGGTCAGTGTCTTCCAGATTTTCATAGATTCTCTTAAGCCATATCTGTTCGTGAAGGTCTGCAGATTCAGGTATTTCCTTATTATCTGCATGAAGCTTTCCAAGCTCTATCTTCTCCTTGAGAGTCTTAGGCTTGTCTCCGAATATCTCTGCTACGAAGAGATATACGTTCTTTAGTCCAGCAGTAGTAAGCTTCTGGACAGGACACTTCACGATAGCTCTGGCTACCTTGTGGGAGATAGGATTGAACACTCTATGAACGCAGTCGAATATAGCTCTTCCTCTAGAGTCGGAAATGCATTCGCCTAGTACATAGCGTTCATCCTTGGATGCTCCTGCATAGAGCAGAAGAGATTCAACTATTTCAGAATATGTAGGCTTCTCTCCTTCATACCCTTCCTGAGGCTTCTGATAGTCTGCATAGACTTCCTTAGCCATCTCTTCAAGATATTCCTTGACATACTTTACGTCATACTTGAAGGGACAGGAGCCAGACTTTGCAAAGCCAAGCCTTCTAAGACCTACGTCTCTAGTAACCTTGGCTCCATGCTTGTTCACAGTCCTAGTCTTGAAGAATGTCTTAGGAAGCTTGGAAGACATCATAGCCTTGCGTATCTTGAACTCTCTAACTATCGAATTAAGCTCCTCTTCGCTTACCCACTTGAGAAGCTTTTCATAGTTGAGTTCAATGGTTCCAAACTTGCCTACAGTCTTGACCAGTATCCAGCCAGTAACGCCTAAGATCATGAAGATCTTGTTGAGATGCTTAGGATTAATACGTTCAATCCAAGCATTGAGACTCATGGTCTTTCCATGAAAGAACTTTATAACCATACGGTTCCAAAGCTCTTTAATGTCTCTCTTCTCATCCTTGTCTACATGCACATATTCCCACAGCTTTGCAGGAATATTCACGATACCTTGAAGAATCTCTTCACGTCTAGCCATTGAATACCTCCTAGTGCTAGTCGTAGGTGATTTTCCTAAGATTTAAAAAATAAGGGAGAGCCGAAGCTCTCCCCTATTTCTAGCTAGTCAAAGCTCTCACGAAGAGCCTGACGGATGTCTTCATCAGACTCCTCTTCATCGCCTTCCAGAAGCTCACGCTTCTTTTCCACGAAGGTTTCCCAATTTTCATCCGTGATGTCAGTGAAATCCTCGTTCGTATAAGAGAGACCGTAACCATCGCAGAATGCCTTGACAATCTCGATTGTCTTGGCACAATCCCTCTTCTTTCCTTCCACCAGAGTGCCATCGGCACTGATGAAGGGAGCAACGCCTGCATACTTCCTGTACATGTCGATGAAGACAGGAGGAAGACCAATCGCCTTATGAACAGGCGACTTTGAATTGCGGGAGTTCACGCACTGCTTAATCATGCCAAGGACGAACTGGCACAGCTCATTCTGAGTGGAGTAATCCACCCAGACTTGAGTCACCTTCCTGCCGAGGCAGGAAAGAGCCTGAGAGCGAAGCTCATCCATGATTGCAGCATTCTTTTCAGAAGTGGCAATAGCGGCAGAGAAGGCACCAGAAATACGAGAAGAATCGAACGACATGGTAATACTCCTTATGTCTAGAGATTGATTTGGAACTAGCGTTCCTAAATAAAAAAAGAAAAGGGTGGAACACGAACCATGAAGTTCATGTCCACCCTTAGTCTCTTTAGAGAAGAGCCCTAAGGCTCTCTACAGCCTTGGGATCTACAGCAGCCAGCTTCTCGCTGGCATCCTTGGCAATCTCGCAAGAGATAGCCTTTGTTTCACCCCTAACTGCTGTAGTAATGTCTGACACAGTATCAATGCTGTCAGAAAGAATATTTACCGTCTTGTTATAGGTGTCAGGAGACACCTTTTTCAGAATCAGTGCACCAAGACCAAGACCAATAACTGTACGAATCATAGTATTTCTCCTTATATCTAGATGGTTTGCGCTAATGCGCTATCTAAAAAAAGAAAGGAAATAAGAAGAAATCTAGACGGTAAGCCGTAAGGAAGAATATTGAAGAGAGAGTTGGAGGAAGATAATAGGCTGGGACGGTGTAGACGTGTATAAAGTGTATTACAAAAAACAAGGAGAGACCTTTCGGTCCCTCCTTGCCTTCTCGCTCCTCCTTAGCGAGGAATGTTCTCGTAGCAGATCTTAGTTAGAATCTGCATCTGAGAACCTTTGGGGTATTGACCCCAGCATTCGCAGTCCATGTATCTCTTGCCTTCGCCTCCATGATAGAAAGCAATCATGGGAAGGTGAGGATAGACAAGAGCCATGTACTGGTGTCCTCCGTATTCAAAGCACACCAGTTCACGGATCTTTCCGGACTGCGATATGTCCTTGCCAACGACAGTGGCAGGAACAAAGAGGCTCTCGTGATCTGGTGTCAGTATGGTGACATAAGCACGAGAGAACACGGGAAGCACGAAAAAGCGGGAGGAAAGTCTCATGGTGTACCTCCTTAGAGACTGCGGATCGCAAGAATGAGACGGTGGATGAGATCAAATGTATGCAGATACATTGCCACGACTGTCTTGCGTTCAGTCTGGCAATATGCAATCTCTGCATATTCCTCTCCCCATATCTTAGAGAATCTCCTTGCAAGGATATTCTGAAGATAAGGAAGGATACGATCTCTGTTGGGATTGTGAATGCACGTCACGCATGCATCACAGAATCCAATCTTGCAGGTTCTACCCTGCCACGAAATGCACTTCATAATGACCTCCTAGAGCCATTCAAGATCGCAGGAAAAGTTGGAAATGGAACGTACACAGTGAAGAACGAAAGGCTGGTAATCTTCACACATGCAGAGAACGTCAAAGTATTGACAACGACCAGTATTTTCAAAGATTTCAATGTCTTCCGGAGTTGTATACTTCAGAAGAGATGGATCTTCACGAAGTCCACGATGAAGAATTTCCAAGTAAGCGTTGTTAGTCATCTTAAATCTCCTTTGATATAGATTAAGCCATGATTGGCTAGTTAAAAAAAGAAAAGGATGGAACACGTATTTCTACAGCATTCCATCCCTTTCTCTCTTCTATAACTCTATTATGTGAGTACCAAATTGTAGGTTTAAGTAATCTGCCAATAAATGCCTATGGCAGAACTTATTCGGTCCTTCCCAGCATAACAGCAGCACATTCTGCTTCTTTTCCATAACATTCATACGTTCCACAAGGTACTCCAAGGTCTTAGCCTTCTTAGCAAGCATATCCAGATACTTGAAAGTATAGGCATTCTCATTGTGATCTAACTTATATCTACTCAGCATTTCCCAAGTAGGTGCAAGCCACTTCAAATCACAGTTGGTAACTGCGTAGCTAGGCTTGCTTAAGGAAATGCCAATACGAAACGTATCAGGATAATGCACTGCCTTTGCATAATAACTAGTAGCAATCATATTTCCTCCTTCGGCGTAATCGCCTCTAGTTAAAAAAAGAAAAAGGAGCCTAGGATTTCTCCTAGACTCCTTTAGTGGGCTACTCCTCCTTCGCAGCCTCTTCTTCCTCCCATCGCTTGTCATCATAGATCTGCCTATCGGCATATCCCTTGCCAAGCAAATGGCATGCGTAATTCGTTTCATGAACGTACTGCAGAGCCTCTATCGTCTCCTTCTCATTGAGGAAGAAGCGGTATTCCATTTCACTCTCGTCATACCATTGGACGAGAATGTCAAGCGACTCTGGCATTTGGTAGATGTCTATCGACATCACCTTCGCATGAAGATCTTCCTCAGTGAGGAAATCAATGGTGTAGCGGAAGTGGGACAGGGAAATCGACATAGCGAACCTCCTTGCATGTCGAAATGGGGCAGAGTAGGAAGAGGCTAGAGCCTCTAAATAAAAAAAGAAAGGGAGCCGTTAGGCTCCCCTATTTTTAGATTCTAGAAATCCTCTGCATAATCTTCGTAATTATACAGAGCTGCATCATCAAACAGAGGATCTTCATCATAAAGATCTCCATTCACAATGGCTTCGATTGCTCTCTTTGAGTTCTCCTCAACAGTAAGTTCATCACTGTAGTCGAGTTCAAAGCCAAGTGCCATGAGAGTAGCAGTATCCATGATTCTCTCCTTTTGAGATTTTGGATTTAGGTATAATTGCCTAAGTAATAAAAGAAAAAGGAGGAGCGTTAGCTCCTCCAATTCTCTTCTAGAAGAAAGGAACAATATCTGGATTGTATTTGTAATCCTTCCATTGCTTCTCTCTTTCAAGCCTCTTTTCGATTCTTCTTCTTTCAAAAGGAGAAGAAGCGATTTCCAGTCTTTTCTTTAAGGACTGGATGAATTCTTCTTTTGAGATTTCATTCGTAATCTGATTTTTCATTTTTATTTCTCCTTTGAAAATGTACTAGCCATAACTGGCTAGATAATAAAATAAATACTTGACATTGGGACTAGGGAAGACATAGGTATGAAATGTCAGGGAAATGACAGGTAGTTTTGAGTAGTGATGTACTCATGTACTAGCACATATATACCATGTACATAATACTGATGTACTCATGCACTTGAGTGCAGATGCACTTGAGTACTGAATGGTAGTGCTAGTAGTGGTGCTAGTAAAAGTACTAGTGGATGTGTCTAATGTGTATAAGATGTGTTTAACCTCTTGACAAAAAATAAGGAGGCAGGAGCCTAAGCTCCCACCTCCTAATGTTCAAGACATTATTAACAGTGACCGTAGTCACCATCAATAACATCTTGAATGCCACGATATATAACCTTATCTCTCCTGCGGAGAAGAGTGTCCTTCTCCGACAGACTGCAGTTAGTGTGACTGATGTCATTGGACCTCTCGGTCCAGTAAGCGAAGAGGCTCCACATCTGGAGCTGCTGTTCTTCGCTTAAGGTGCAAAAGTCAACGCCACGATAATCATAAAAGTTTAACATATCCTGAATATCCATGATAGCCTCCTATGGCTTGAATTGTTAGGACATAATTGTCCTATGTAACAAAAAAACTGACCTGCATCCCCGAAGGGACACAGGTCAGGAAGGGAGTGGTGGCTAACCGAGGAGCTTACGCAGTTCCTCGATAGCCTTCGGGTTAACCTTGTTGAGGCGTGCAGTGGCGTCCTTTGCAGCTTCAGCTGCATACGCCTTAACCTGGCCTCTCATCGCAGTCGTAATGTCTGATGCCGAATCCACGACATCAGACAGAGCCTGAACGGACTTGCGATACGTGTCAGGGCAAGCACGCTTGAAAACGAAACCAGCAATGCAAAGACCAGCGATAGTACGGATCATGATGTACCTCCTATGGTACTTTTTCTTTGCAGCATAATTGCTGCTATTTAACAAAAGAAAGGAGCGAAGCGACTGAATACATTCTCTCTGTGGCAGGAGCACAGGACAGCACAGCACACACCTACCCCCACCCCCTATGGCACAGGGACACCACAGCACAGCAGGGACAGCCTGCCACAGCACAGTGGGCTGCAGCACAGAGCACATGAGCTGTGACCTGACCACATGACAGCACAGTCACGATAAGGGGCTCCACAGCACACGATACCGGGGGGATACCTCAGTCTCTTGAGCTCAGTGGCGCAGTGGTACATCTATAAAAAATTATTAAAATTTCAAGTATAATTTTAGGAGGACTACTATGGATCTAGACTTTAAGAAGCTAACGTCTATTGTTATAGCCAAGACTGCAGACAAGGCTATAGAAGCTTTGTCTGAAGAGAAGAAGGAAGAGGAGAAGCCTAAGCCTAAAGTGTTTAGCTTCTTTCCTTGGCTATGGAAGTTTATATGCTTTTTTAACAATAAGCTTGGAGGAAAATAGAATGAAGGCAATGATTAGCCAGCCTATGGCTGGTAAGACTGATGAAGAGATACAGATGGCTAAGGTTAAGGCAGCTAGAGACTTGGAAGACATGGGATATGAAGTAGTGGATACTTTCTTTAGTGGAGACTGGTGCAATCGTGAATCATTAACGAGACTAGGCATAACTAATATTCCTTTATGGTTTCTTTCCAAATCTCTTGAGAAGATGAGTGAATGCAATGCTGTATACTTCTGCAAAGGATGGGCTAATGCAAGAGGATGCAGACTGGAGCATGAAGCTGCTCTTAGATATGACTTAAGGTGCATTCATGAATAAATTCAGAATAGCCAGAAGACTCATAGTATGGTTTATGAGTCTCTGGGATGACAACTGGTGGTACAGCTACAGGTATGACAGATGGTTTCCCAAGTGCAGGAACTGCTATGGAGAAAGAACATGGAAATGTCCTGTAGACTGTGAAGGAGACAGGTAATGGAGATAGAGGCTGTTAAAAGGCTCGTTCCTAAGAACCAGAGAGGAATGATAACTCCTGAGTTCTGTGAGAAGGTGGAGAAAAGCGTTAACGATCCAGTTCTTGCAGAGCAGATAAAGAGCAATTTCATTTCCTATCTGAATGTGCTTAGTACTGGCAAGTTCTCTATGGACGAGTATCTTAATGCAGTAAAGTATGTATCGTTCAAGCTTCTCAACTATACTAATAGAGATGCCTATGCAGCTACCTTTCCTGACAGATGGGAAAGAATGGTAAAGGAAGGTGTAGAAGAAAAGAGGATGGATGCATATGTAGCAATGTACAACAAGTCCAAGCTTGTAATGGCTATATATGAGCAGACTATTGTTCCTACATATGTACTTAATGCTCCTCTGCATCAGGAAGCATTGAATGTTTTAGCAAAGATGATAAAAGATCCTTCTGTAAGAGGAATGGCTAAGGTAAAGGCATGTGAAGCTATTCTTACTCATACTAAGCAGCCAGAGATAGTGAAGGGAGAATTGACTATAGGACTGCAGGAGAATGAGACTATAGCAGAGCTTAGGGAAGTTACTGAACAGTTAGCTAATACCTTTAGAGCTTCCATAGGAAAGGGAAAGACATTGCAGGATGTAGCTGAAGCTCAGATCATAGATGTCAAGGTAGAGGAGGTAGAATAATGGATACTGAAGTTAATTCTACCTTGGATGATCTGCTGAAGAAAGTAGACTATCACAAGTTCAATGAAGGATATGTTCCTACTGCCTTTGCTGTTAAGTTTATTAACTTCATTAAGCTAGTTAATGGAGAAGCAGGGGAAGAGAACAAGTCTCCTTTGTTTCACTATGACATGTTAGATGCAGTGCATGACAACAATAATACTCTCATAGTTAGCTTTCGTGGTTCAGCCAAGTCTACTGTCATGGCAGAATACATGTTTCTGTACATAGCAGTATTCGGACAGCTAGATGGATTTGGAAATGTTACTGTAGCCATGTATGTAGGCGATACTATGGAGAATGGATGCAAGAACCTTAGAGCCAATATAGAGCATAGGTATACCAACTCTGAGTTTCTGAAGAAGTTTATTCCAAAGACTAGGTTTACTGATGTAGAGATGGAATTTGTCAATGCAGAAGGACACCAGTTCTGCGTCAGGATGTTTGGTGCTAATACTGGTGTTCGTGGTTTCAAGAAGTATGGACAGAGACCTCAGTTTGCAGTGCTTGACGACTTGATGTCTGATAAGAGCGCAGAGTCTAAGACTATTGTCAAGGATATAGAGAATGTCATATACAAGGCTGTCAGGCAGGCTATGCATCCTACTAAAAGAAAGGTTGTATGGATAGGAACTCCTTTTAATAAGAAGGATCCTCTTTACAAGGCTGCAGGAAGTCCTGCATGGACTACTAGAGCATATCCTATATGTGAGAAGTTTCCCTGTACTAAGGGAGAATTCATAGGAGCATGGGAAGACAGGTTTAGCTATAAGGCTGTAAAGGCAGAATATGACTTGCTTAAGAGTACTGGCAAGATAGATGCTTTTAATCAGGAACTGATGCTGAGGATTCTTAGCGATGATGACAGGCTTGTATTAGATGAAGATATTATTTGGTACAAGAGAAGTTCAGTGATGAATAGTTTGGAAGACTATAATGTCTATATAACTACTGACTTTGCTACCAGTGAAGATGACAGGTCTGACTTCTCTGTTATATCAGTATGGGCAGTAGACTATACAGGAAGATTTCATTGGATAGATGGAGTAGTTAAAAGACAGGATATGGCTAAGAATATGGATGATCTGTTTAGGCTTGTAGACTTATATCATCCATTGAGCACTGGCATAGAAGTATCTGGACAGCAGAAAGGATTTGTAGCTTGGGCTAAGAGAGAAATGGTAACTAGAGGAATATTCTTTGGAATAGCCTCAGACAAGACTTCTGGAGAGGAGGGATTAAGACCTAATACTAGCAAGCTTACTAGGTTTAATGTAGCTCTTCCTTTATTCAAGGCTAGGAAGATAGCTTTTCCAGAAGAATTAAAAGAGTCTGCTTCAATGGTGGAATTCATGGATGAATTGACTAGCGTTACTCCTAGTGGATTCAAGTCTCAGCATGACGACTGTGCAGATACAATTAGTCAACTTCCATTGATAGATTACTTTTCTCCAATGGATCCTAAACTGAAAAAGAAGAGTCCTGCAGTTGAACCAGTATGCAGAGGAAGATATTTTGACTTAGGTGTAGAGCAAGTTGAAACTAATCAGCTTGCTTCATACATTGTATAGGAGGACAGATGAAAACAGCTGTCTGTAATTTAGAACTGTATCAGGGAAATGATGATATTTATGTTCTTAAGTTTGAAGATGTAGACAATGATGGAAACAAGACTCAGTCAGATCTTACAGGATACTATTTCTTTATGGCTGTAAAGGCTGAAATAACCGGAGATGCATTGGCTGAACTAAGCACAGGCAATGGATGTATTCGTTCAGGCATTCTGAATAAAGAAGGAAGCTTTGAAGATTCTGACGTTAAGCCTTATGCCATTAGACTGCAGTTTCCTCATGAATTTACTGAAACTCTTCAGTTTCCCAAGTATGTTTATGACTTGTTTGGCATAAAGAAGGACGGGACTAGAGAAGTGCTTATGAAAGGCTCTCTAGACGTGTCTAGGAGCGTTAGCTATGGGTCTAAACGCAAATAGCATAGTTACAGTCCAGAAAGTAAAGCATAATGTTTCTGCCATAGAAAAGCCTAGACATACTGAAATACTTGTAATGAAGGCTGCTGCTGGATCTGATGGCAGAGATGGCAGAAATGGATACGATGGAAGAGATGGCATAAATGGTCAGGATGGAGAAGTATTTGTTCCTCATATAAATGATAGAGGCATTATAGAGTGGACAAAGGAATCTAATCCTGAATCTGCCAGTTCTATTAACATGCTAGCTAATATAGCTAGCATAACTAATATGGAAATTTTAAATATAGTAAATAATTAGGAGATGACATGGCTGCTACAAAGTATTTAGATTATGATGGTTTACTTTATTTCTGGTCTTTAATTAAAGCTAAGCTTGCTCTTAAAGCTGATGCACAGTCAGTAACTGCTGGTTCATATGGACCTAGTGCTGATGCTAGTCCTGCACATGGTGGTACCTTTAAAGTTCCTTATGTGCAGGTAACTTCTCAAGGTGTTGTTACTGCTATTTCAGAGAAGACTATTACTCTTCCTGCTGACAATAATACAGATACCTTGGTTACTCAGAATGTTTCTACTGCTAATGAAGAGCATCCTATTCTTTTAACCGTTACTAAAAATGCTTCTACAAACCAAGGAGCAAAGACTTCTATATTCGCTGCTGGTGTTAAAGTTAATCCTTCTACAGGAACCATTACTGCTACTAAGTTTAACGGTGCTGTACAAGGTAAAGCTACAGATGCAGACCATGCAGATGAAGCAGATGTTGCTGATAAGGTATCTAATAACTTAGTTCTTAAAGTTAAAACAGGAACTACTGAAGGAACTGATCTTTATACTTATAATGGCAGTGCAGGCAAGACTTTAGATATTAAGCAGGGAAGCAATATTACTCTTACTGCTGCAGCAGGATCTCTTACTATTGCAGGTGTAGGCGATACCAAGAATACTGCTGGATCTACTGATTCTTCTAGTAAATTATTTCTTATAGGTGCTGCTTCACAAGCAGCTAATCCTCAGACATATAGTCAGGATACTGCTTATGTTGGTACTGATGGATGTTTATATTCTAATAGCAAGAAATGTTTTACATCAGATGATGCTTATACCAAAACTGAGATAGATAATAAGCTTACTTCTGCTATGCATTATAAAGGCAGTGTAGCTGCTGTAGCTGATCTTCCTGCTTCTAATAATGTAGTAGGTGATTTTTATAATGTTACAGCTACAGGTGAAAACTATGCTTGGACAGGTACTGAATGGGATGTAACAGGTAGCATAGTTGATTTACAGTCTATTACTAATGCTGAGATTGATACTGTAGTTGCTAGCTAAAGGAGTTAGTATGGCTACTAAGTTTTTAGATAAGACTGGATTAAGTCATTTCTGGGGTAAAATTAAAGCATGGTGCAGTTCTACCTTTGCAGCCATAGCCCATACCCATACATCGTACGCTATTAAGCATTCTTATACTACTGCGGCGAATGCAGCTAAGAACTGGTACAGAATTGCTAATGCTAATACTAGTCAGCTTGATACAACTAAACCTATTAGAGCTCAATTCATTGTAACTGCATATAATACTAGTTATGCTGCAGATTATTACGAAACGTGGTTTGTAAATGCTATAGTTTTTGGTCGTACTGCTCATATTGTTATATTTGGTGGTTCAGGTGCTCCTTTTAATCAGGCTAGAATCTTATATGAAAATACTGTAGCTAATATAGATGCGAATGATAGACCTGCTATAGACTTGTATCTTAACCATGTACTTCCTAATGGTACTACTAAGATTGAAGTAGAAGAAATTTACAACAGTGGCTGGACATTTGTAGCTGATGGACAGCTTGCAGCTTCGACGGTTCCCAGTGGCTTTGAGAGTGTGGCTAGTACCATCCGAAACAATGGTATTGACCGATCTACCACTGCTGACTACGCTAGTTACCTCAACCGTCAGATAAGCAACATCACTACAGCTTTTACTCTTGCCGACAGCTATCTCTACCGTTCCCGCACCCTGAACTGCACAGGCACGTTTACGATCACCATTCCCAGTATCAACTCTGGGTATATGTGGTGTGTCATTAAGAACAAGAACACGTCGTCTGGAGTAATAACGCTTCATCCGTCTACCACGTCGGTTCTTATTAATGGAAGCAATGCCGATATTAAGCTCCAGCCTATGGAGTATGTCTGTATTCACAGTGCTGGAGCAAACAACTATAGCCTTATTGCGGATGGCAGATGGAAATCCCAGAAGGCCGACAAGGCGACAACGCTTGCTGGCTATGGCATCACCGACGCCAAGATTGCCAATGGAACGATCACTCTTGGTTCTAATTCCATAACTCCAATAACTTCGATAGACGATAGCAATTATGTTCATAAAACTGGTAATGAAGATATAAGTGGAGTTAAAACATTCACCTCGCAACTTGTTAAATCTACTAACGAATACACTCTAGATTATAATGTTGGTTCTTCATACATAGAGCCCGGAGTGTTGCTATACAAAAATACTGCAAACAATACAGATTTAGCTTATTTGTTTTTTGGCAGATATTCAGATGGTGCAAATGCTTTTAGATTGCGAACAAAAAATTCTGACGGTAGCATATGGGGTGATCTTGGTGTATATTGTGCATCTGATGGACATGTTTATGCAGCTATAACTAGTGGATCTGGTGGCAACGACCTGCCTCCGGATAATGAAAATAGCGGAACGCTGGCTACTACCAAATGGGTAAGAAGATATTGCGAAACTACAAAAAGATATATCACTTCGTCTGGTAGCATAACTGGCAATGCAGCTACTGCCTCTGCTGTTGCATGGTCTGGTGTAACAAGCAAGCCTACTACTATTGCAGGCTATGGCATTACTGATGCTAAGATAGCTAATGGAACTATAACTCTTGGTTCTAATAGCATTACACCCTTAACTTCTGTACCCAGTCATAATCAAGCATCTGATACTATTAATGCTATGACTGGATATAGTAAACCTAGTAGTGGTAGTGCTGTTATTGTATCTGATAGTCTAAATAGTGCTATAGGTAAACTAGAAGCTAAAATAGATGCTATAGATGATAGTAATTTAGTGCATAAAAATCGTAATGAAACTATATCTGGGCAAAAGTCCTTTATTAATAATATAGTAATTCCACATCCTGATTTAACTAAAGGTACACAACCTTCTCGAAGTATTTATCAGCATATTTTATTTACAGATAAAAATGAACAATACTATAATAGTGCGTTAGATAATAATAGAATTAGTGCTATATATAATGCAGTATATTCAGGTAATTCTGCAGAAACAATGATAACAATTTATCCAAATAGCACAAATTATACTTCTGCTAATATAGGCTATTTAGGTATTGGTGTAACAGCTTCTGGTGATTTATATACTGTTGCTCCTACTCCTCAAACTTCTGATAATAGTACTAATATTGCTACTACAGCATTTGTAAAAGCACAAGGCTACTTAACAAGTCATCAGGATATTTCAAATAAGGTTTCTAAAACTGGTGATGAAACCATAGCAGGTATAAAATCATTTAGTTCGTTGCTTAATCGTGTTACTAACATAGATTATAATTCTGATGTCAATAATTATTTTGAATCAACTTTAGTGCAGTATCATAATCCTTCTGCTAATCATGATTTAGCCTATTTAATATATGGAAGGTACACTAATAATAATCGAAATACGAATGGTATAAGAATGAGAGCTATTTCTCCAACTGGAGACTGGGGAGATTTAGGTCTTTATATTACGGCTGATAATTATGTATACGCTTATATTGCTGGCCCTGCCGGTCATGAATATCTTAGTCCTGATGACTCAAATGATGCTACATTAGCCACAACTAGATGGATACGTCGTTATTGTGAAAACACTAAAAACTTTTTAACTTCATCCAATGCTAGCAATACTTATTTAACTCAATCTAGTGCTAGCAGTACTTATTTAAAACTCACTAGTAATAATGAAGTTACTACATTTCATTTTATTCATAGAAATGTTGAAAATTCTGGTTTATGTATTGGTGGTGGTGCATCTACAGAAAGTGGTGGTAATATTATTCTATATGGTCCTACAGCCGGTAATGGAGGTAGGGTATATATTAGAGCAAAAACTTCGTCTTCTGATGAAAAAACATTGGCATTATATCCTAGTGGTTCAGCTACATGGAATGGGCAAACTATTCAGACATCTTCAGATGAAAGAATTAAAACTAAAATTTCTAACGTAAATTCTGATATTCTTGATGCTTGGGAAGATGTTCAATGGGGAGAATTTCAGTTTCTTGATGCTGTCGCAGAGAAAGGTGATAGTGCTCGTTACCATATAGGCTTAATAGCTCAAGCTGTTGATCGTGTTTTTCAAAAACATAACGCTGATATATTAAAGTATGGTATTCTTTGTCATGAAGAAAGAGAAGAAACTGAAAATGATAAAGCAGTTGACCTTTGGATGGTTAGATATACAGAAGCTTTAGCTATGGAAGCAGCTTATCAGAGACGTAAAAATAAAATTTTAGAAAGTCGTATTTCTGAACTTGAAAAACGATTAGCTAAATTAGAAGGTACTATGTAATGATTCATGCTTTAATAACTTTTATTATTTGTGCTATAATTTTTGTAATTAAGCTTCCTTTTATTCTTTTCTTTTTTCCAGTTATGTTTTATGTAGGTCGAGAACATGCACAGGCAGAGTATAGATATATTGCTAGTCATGGAGGTAAAAGAATTAAGTGTCCTTCATGGTGTGGTTTTTTGCCTAGTGCATGGACATGGAAGGGATTAGGAGATTTTATATTTCCATTACTTGTAGCAATTATTATGTATATAATTGCTATTAACATTTAACAGGAGAGATGCATATGGACAGCGTAGCTATGCCTGTTCTTGAAAACAGTGGTTTTGGTGGTGCCGGTCTTGGTGCTGGCTTTATTGGCGGTCTAGTTCTCGGCTCTATTTGGAATGGTGGCTGGGGAGGCTGGGGAGGCAATGGCAGAGGTGCCCTACAAGCAGGAGCTGATGTTGCTCTTGCTAATGCAGTAGAACATGTTGGTGATGCTGTTAATCAAGGCACTATTTCTCAGCTTCAGTCTGCTAATCAGCTTGGTCTTCAGATTGCCAATTCCAGTGCAGGTACTGTTAA